GCATTACGATCTACTTTCGTTCCAACCTTCTCCGCTGTAACGCCCGCAGTGGTGCGCAGGTAATATAGTCCTTTAAGTCCTTCCTTCCAAGCCTTGAGATGGACTTGATTAACGATAGCTTTGTCCGTACCGGACGGGAAGAAGATGTTAACGCTCTGTCCTTGACATATAAACTCTTGCCGCTTTCCAGCGTGTTCGACAACCCAGTTCTGATCCAGTTCAAACGCTGTCTTAAATACAGCCCTCTCGCTGTCGGATAAGAACTCCAAGTGCTGAACAGAGCCTTCATTCTCAAGGATGCTTTTCCAAGTCTTTTCATTGTCTTTGCCATACCGCTGTAGTACCTGCTCAAGGTACTTGTTTTTAACAACATGGGCTCCTGCACGAGTACGATGCGTGAAGATGTTAGACTTCAAGGGTTCGATGCTAGGAGAACACCCACATAGAATAGAGCTGTTAGCATTAGGGGCAATAGCAAGGAGATGAGCGTTGCGTAGACCACTACCTGCCATATCGGGAGCTTCACCTCGTTCCGTAGCCAACTGATAAGATGCTTCAACGGCTTGATCCTTTATTTCTTTGAAGATTTGAAAGTTCAGTGATGCTGCCTGCCAAGACTCCCAAGCTATTCCTTCGCTTTGGAGAAGTCCGTGGAAACCCATCGCTCCAAGACCGATTGAGCGTTCTCGCATTGCTGAATACACAGCTTTTCCAAGCGCTTCTGGTGCTCTTCGAATAAAGTCTTCCAAGACGTTATCGAGGAGTCTGATAAGGTCTCCAACCATTCCACTGGATTTCCATTCGCTGTACTTTTCGAGGTTGACGGAGCTGAGGCAACAGACTGCTGTACGAGACTCGTCAGTTGCGAGATGGATTTCGTTACAGAGGTTACTGCCCATAATCCTGAGTCCAAGGCGCTTTTGATGCTCTGGAAGGTGTCTGTTGGCAGTGTCGATGAAGTTGATATAAGGCGATCCAGTTCTAAAGCGAGCTTCAAGGATTCGTTGCCATAGCTCGCGAGCTTTGACTGTACCTCTAACAAGTCCTTCATTTGGGTCGATGAGATTCCATTCGCTTCCATTTTTTACAGCCTCCATAAAATCGTCTGTAATGTTTACTGCGTTAAACAGGTTGAAACACTTGCGATTAGAGTCTCCGCCTGTAGGTAGTTTGATTCCGATGAACTCTTCAATGTCTGGGTGAGACACATCTAAGTATGCGGCGTATGAGCCTTTGCGAGTCTTGCCTTGTTTGTAGGCTGTCATCTGGCTGTCCACCACTTTCATAAAAGGGATCGGCCCAGGTGCCTTCTCTGAAATTCCTCGTACGTCCGACCAATGGCCTCCGACACCCCCTCCTTTGACGGATAACCACGCTACTTCAGCATTGTGTTCAATAAGAGAGTCAAGGTTATCCCCGACGTAAGTAAGGAAGCAACTAATAGGAAGGCCATTCCCAGTTCCGTTGGGTTCAGGGGCGTTTGACAAGACAGGCGACGCAAACATGAACCAACCTTTACTAGCATAGTCGTAAATACGCTGAGCAAAGTCGAGATCACCTTCGCAGTAAGCAACCGCAGCCCGTGCAAAAGCTTGTTGAGGGCTGTCTTCGCTATCAAGCATGTAGTAGTCCTGCATGAGCTTAATAGCTTGGTCACTAAGGCGAAAGTCGCGTTCGACATCAATCGTTATCCCAAGGTGTGTCTTCATCGAATTGATTCTCCAGTGTTTCAAATTGTTGTTCGATAAGGTCGCTACAGCGATTAACTATATCTTCAGAAGTCAGCTCTAATGTTTCCACTAGAGTGACCTCATCCAACTGCGCTAACTTTTCTTTGAGTTCATGTAAAGTCATGAGCGCAACCTATCTATTCTACACGAGTTCGATGAGCTTGTCAAGATAATGACGAGCCTTTTCGAGATCTATCTGACCGCCTTTGTCGGGGTAGCGGGCTAGGTACTTGATGACGTTACCACGAAGGTAACCCTCAAACTGCTCTTCAGACATCACAGACTGCATAAAGTCCCAAGGCTGAATAGCTTTATCGACATAATGAGCACCTCCGATCTGGTGCAGTCGAGCCATCTCAGTCAAGTCAGTCATCGTTACGATCCTTCACGAAGATACCCATATTGATGTCTGGGTTGTTTGGGTGAGGAATATTAAATGAGAAGCCATACGATGCTTCAAGAGCCGACACGATATCACTCAATACTTCACCCCACGTTGTATCGTCATCATAGGTGTGATTAACCCTGACTTCTTTGTCGTAGATGCGAATACTAAAAGTGACACGCATCTTGTTGTCTTCCAAGTCATCGAATGGGTTTTGTGTACTAAAACTCATTGTACTCTCCTTACGAGGTCTAAAAAGTGTTCGAGGTCTACGACTGCGAGAGGCTTCGAACGGTTCTGTTTAATCACCAACAACGGTTCATAGTCGTTGTGTCCAGTGGCTTGTTCGTAGTGTTTATACACAGCGATACTTGCCAATGACTTACACTCTACTTGGTATGGGAAGAGCCGACGGGCAGCAGGACTAAGTTGGACATCCTCGCCTCCTGCACCCATCGAAGTGCTCCTAACGTCGTCTGGCTCAAGCGACGGGAATCGCCCTAGAACACCATCCCTGACAACTTGCTGTAGTCTTCTACCTTTAGCCTTTGCTGACTGAGTTTTCATCTATTCTCTCCGTTGGTGGAGTAAACTTATCACCCAGACTACGAAGCATATATAGAAGATGTCCATTCTCTACAGCACGTTCGTACCCCAACTTCTCGACAATGATGTCCCACATCTCTAGCTCTGACTTATCTTTGAGTAGGGCTGTTGCCTTTTTCTCTCCGATACGCCATGCACCTTGGATGTTGTCTACAGCATCTCCGGTAAGGAACTGCTTGTAGAATAGGAACATCGATTCCTCTGGAGTGAGATAGTACAGACCACGCTTGACAAAGTTAAAATGCCATCCTGGCACTTGGTCTAAGTCCTTGTCGAGCGATACGATGATTCCTTCATCGCCTAACTCTGTAGCCTCAATAGCTACTGCGTCGTCTGCCTCGATCCCATCCCAGATGGTTGCATCCCAAGACAGTGCAAGGTAACGACGGATTGCGTCGTAGTGCGTAGGCTTCTTATTGCCTTTGCGGTTTCCCTTGTACGGTCTTGTGACTGCGTACTCATGTCTAAAGTTGTTTGTTCCTGTAAGGTGAAGCGACCAACGATCACAGAAGGGCAGGTCGAACATGATTAGATCTTCGATGAACCCTGCTACCGTCCTTAGTGCTACTCCTTCATCCTCGTTCTCAGTGGCAAAGCCGATCCGATACACAAGGATGTCAGCGTCGATGATCGCCTGATCCACTAAAGAATCTCGTCGTCGTCTTCTTGGATAACGACCTGTTCTACGTCAGCTTCATACTTGACGAGTTCCATAACGGCAAGTTTCTTCAAAGTCGCAGTAACGCCTTCTTTGTTCTTCCAAGTCCATGCGTATGGCTCGATTAACGCCACAGCCTTAGACCCGTTACCTACAGTGTTACCTGCAATCTCGTCACCGTCTGAGCCGTATGCACGGATCTCATTCTTAGACTTGCAAGTAACGTAGTAGCCCTTACCTTCCTTCTGAGCAACACGGATACCCATACCTTCCAGTGCCGATACTGCAGCATCTGACAAGTTGCATAGGTCAACTTGGTACTTACCAGACATGTCGTTAACACGATCAAGGTAAGCCCACATGATGTCCGCTTTGATCTTTACTCTATCCATCTCATTCTCCTTCAGCTCGTTTATGAGATACATCTATTATACCGGTACTTTGTAACGCTTAGTGCGTCTCGTACCAGTTCTTACCGATCTTAGACTCTGCGTCCACAGGGACACGGAAGCCCAGGATCTGCCCTGCTTCTTTAGCAGAGGCAACCATGATCTCTGCAACCTGTTCAGCGTACTGTTCAGGCACTTCGATCTGGATCTCGTCATGTACGATGGCAACCTGCTGAGCAGGAATGTTAGCCCGTCGTAGTTGTTGATGCGCTGTCACGCACCACTGTTTAGCGATAGACGCACCGGCTCCTTGCAACAATGTGTTTAATGCACTGTGCTCTGATCGTACTTGTATGCGTCCTCCGGTCAACGATGGGACGTAGCCCTTCGATGCAATACGTTTTACTTTCTCAAGCAAATCACGAAGTTTCGGAGTGTTCTTATAAAAGTTGTTAAGAACCTTACTGGCTTCTTTGTCACTGCATTCGAGGATTGTGGCGAGCTTTCCGATGCCACATCCATAGAGCGTTGCATAAACCATCGTCTTCGCCTTCGGCCTATCGATGCCTGCCGCTTGCGCGTTCTTCGTGTGGATGTCGCCATTGAGTAGCTCCTCAGTCCAGTCGTCATCTTGCATGTAGTGTGCGAGACAACGAAGTTCGATGCCTGATAAGTCTGTACCAACCAAGACGTTACCGTCTTCGACACAGAACAGCTCACGACATTCTTTACCGAACGGCTTCGTAACACTAGGCACTTGTCCCAAATTGGGACGGTTATGCGACATACGCCCTGTGATTGTGCCAAGCGTATTGACACGACCGTGGATACGTCCATCGTCGCCTACCTCCTTCAACCACGATGCAAGTAGTCCTGCACGTTTTTGCAGCATTAGGAACTCTGCGATGACCTTTGCTTCCTTGATGTCTACGTCCTCGAGCGTGGTCTCGTCTACTATGGGCTGACCAGTCTCTGTAAACTTATCAGGCTTCCAACCAAGTGACTGCAACCGCTCTGCGATCTGCTTACGGCTTCCAACATTGAAG